CGTCCTTGCCCTTTGGCCCTTGCGGGCCAGTGGCTCCGGTTTCGCCCTGCGGCCCTTGCGGCCCGATTGCGCCCGTTTCACCTTGCGGCCCTTGCGGGCCGGTCGCGCCTGTTTCGCCCTGCGGCCCCCGCTCGCCGGTGTCGCCTTTTTCGCCCCTCGGTCCCTGTGCGCCGATGTCGCCTTTCTCGCCTTTCGGGCCTTGCGCGCCGACAAATTCCCCGTTGTCGAGCTTCTTTTGCACGTCGTTTGCCGCATCGTCCGCCCGTTTGGCGGCCGCATCCGCGTTCTTCGTTGCCGTATTTGCTTTCAATATCGTTTTTTCCGTTTGATCTGAAATTTCTTTCAAGCGCTCGTATTGCGCCAAAAGCTCATTCAGATTTGGAACAACATGTGTCGGATCAATTACGATATCTCCGCCTGCCTTACTTACGAGCAAATAAATCCTCGCAACCGATATAACACTTTGGTTTTCGCCTTTAATCTGCATGGTGCATTGCAATCGTCCCGCCACTTCGTAACAGGACTTATCCAGCGTTGCGCAGGCATACCCGCTCGCATCGAAATCTGCATTCAAATATCGCGTCGCTTCATCCTGGCGCTGAACCAGTAGTTGCGCCGTACACCCTGTTAAGTCGATCGGTTTGCCGTTTTCCTGTGTCATAACGCAGATTTTATGTGCTCCTGCATCGCCTACGCTTGCCAAAGCATCCCAAACAATTTCCGCTTTGGGTTTCATCATATCCACTATCGTTCTAAATACGTAGTAGGCCACATTCTTCCCCCCTTTCAATAATTTCCTCCGGTATACGAGGTCACAAATGTCTGCACAAACAAGTCCGCTTGGATTCGCGTCAGCTTATCCGGTACAACAGACACTTCATGCCACATCCCGCGCACAATTCTTCCGTTGTTATCCTTACTCAAATATGGAATAACATCAATCTCACTTCCGCTCACTTTTTCAGGCGGAATCGCAGTTCCGTCCACTTTAATCGTCACACCTGACGCAATTTCCCCTTCATAAATGCCGTACCGAATCTCATGCGTATGGCTTTGCAATGTAAAAGAGTGGCTGTGTGCCGGAATATTCACTTTATGCGTGTGATTCGGAATATCAACCGATACCGCCGGAACCGTGACCGCCACGTTGACCATGTGATAATGTGAAAAGTCGTGACGATGTGTCATATCGTGTTTATGGCTTCCAATCGAGTGCGTGTGGCTGTCAAAGCTGTGCCAGTGACCCATGCCGTGGCTGTGCGCGCCGGTGCTGGTCGTGCTGCCCGCGCCGTTGTAACTCGTATACCCCGTCTTGCCAACGGAAACGCCGTCGAAGGTGTGCCGGTGCGTGTTGTTAGAGCTGTGCGAATGCCTCCCTGCTTCGTCCGTCGAGGTCATCGCGCCGCCTTCGTTCCGGCTCACGCCGGTATTGCCGCCTCCCCCAGCTCCTGTTGTCCCGCTGGACGAACCGGTATCTGACACATTCCCTCCGTCTATACTTTTTGCAAAACTCGTATTAGCATTGACCGTTCCATCCTGCATCGGTGTGCCGCTGGTAATTGCCTGCGCCACGGTACGCTGCGGCACAGATACCGTCGTTGCGCCTCCGGCCTCGCTTGTCTGCGTACTGCCGCCGCCCTCCTGCGTCGTGCGAACATCGCCGCCGCCCGCAGCCGCGCCCGTCTCATACGCTCGGAAATTCTCAAGTTTCCAGCTCAAGAGCACCTGATTGATTTTCGCACAGGCCGTCGGCACATAGAAGTTCATCACCGCCGGGTGCGACGCATCCGCATTGTCGCTGGCCTGCATGGCATACAGATTAGTCGCGCCCTGTGCATACTGCGCTGTGATGGCCGTTTTGGCCGATATGCTTTCCAGCGTACTGGACACATCCGAAGATTGAGTTGCAATCTCAACGGTCATATCTAACGGATTTCCTTCGACGTCGCTTTTTTCGACTGACACAATGCGTTTGTCGAGGTCAAGTTTTGCTCGTGTATCGTTGAGACGCACGAGCTTCCCTTCGTCGATTAAATCCCATTCCAGCCCCGTCACGCGATGAAAATCCAGCGCTTTGACGGTATAGCTGTACATCGGGTTTTCAAGCTCACGCAAATAGGCTTTTCCCTTCGCAAAGAGCGTCGCCTCGTCGCTGATGGAGCTGTCCGTCAGCAGCTTGCTGATAACGCCATACTTGCTGATGTTGGGAGAATCAATATAGCTTTTCCCTGTCGGATTGACCGTTCGGATGCTGGTTTGGTTCACACCTTCGCCGCTGCCCATGCAGTACAGCCGCGTACAGAGATTGGAGATATCCCGTCCTCGCTTGATGCTCTGCTCATTGCGGCCGTAACGCACCTCGCAGTTGCGCGCATCATCTGCCCGCACGAGGTTGATTGTCCACGGGTAGCTGTCCGTGTCATACGTCCAATGATAGTCGCTGTCGAAACACTTCGGGATTGAAAAAAGCGCGTTGAGCAAATCTTCCTTTTCCCACGAATACTGGAACTGATATCGAAAATCGCATCGCCCAAGCTGCCAGCGCTTCACCGTCTGCAAGCTGAGCAAATGCCGGATGATATCCTCGGTATAAACGCCAGTGCCGCCCATTTCCAGATAGCCGTCAATGCGGTCATCAAACAAAAAGGCGATTACATGCTCCAGCTCATATTGAATGAACTCTCCTTCGCCCGTGATATCCGATTCAGGCTGATCGCAGATTCGATATTTGCCAACGGATTTGTCGCCGTCCACGATGTCCACGATGCCGTGAACCGTTTCACAGAGGTCGTTATCCGCATCATCATCGGCGGGAATTTCAAAGCTCGCCGTATGCAGGTCGTTGAACATTCGCTTGTAGCCCACCTTGGACGCATGGCGGATGGTTCCAATGCGCGTCATATCGCGACTGTAAATCGGAATCCTCAATCACAACCACCTCGCCCGTGCGCTCACCGTCACCGAAGCCGCTGCCGCCGACGCGCTCATAATCTCGATGTTCACTGCGTTCGGAGGTACAGAAGGAAAGTCGCCCTCGCAGAGCGCCGAAATCATGCTCTGGCCGCCGCAAACCACAGACAGGTTTTCTCCATCCACTCGCAGGCTCTGACCGCCCGTGAGCGAAAATCCGCCGCCATACAGCCGCGTTTGCCTCTGCTTTCCGAGTCTGTCCCTGTACCTGATGCGAAAATCCAAAATCGCCGTGCTGCCCGTATTCATCACATCCAGCGTAAGCGGCGTTGTATAGCCCATGCCGCGCGGAAAGACCTTGCTCAAGTCGATGGTCTGCCACGTCCCCGCCGCCAAGCTCACAGCCTGCGTAGCAGTGCTCATCGCCGCATCCTGCCATAAAGGCTGCTCGGCAAACGAGATGTCCATCACGCCATTTTCCCATTTATCGCATGTCAGCGATGCTTCATCCTCAATCTCGGCCATAATCGACCGGCTGATATCCGCATCCATCACCAGCTCCGCGCGTCCTGCTTGCAGGAGCCACGCCGCGACATCGTGCATCCGCTGTGCGACCTGCTCATCAGTCAGCCGCGTCCCTTCCTGCTCTCGATTGACGAAGTAGAGCTTTCCGCTGACTTTTCGCTCTTTGAGCATCAGATCGGCGCGTTCAAAGCGCAATGTTCCCGCCATGCCGGACACCTCATATTTGTTCAGCACAGGTGCCGGAACAGCCGTCTCCTTGTCGAGTACGAACATGCAGCCCATATCGTTCAAACAGTGCTTTCCGCCGAAGGTAAAGTTGTCCGCACACGGGTCTGCTCCGCCGACGGGTTTATCGTCATACTGGCGATATCGCCGATAATCCACACAGGTGAAGGTCACCTTGAGCCGCGCTGAAGCGCCGCTGTACGTCAGCGCTTCCGTCCCTGTGCAGCGCGCTTTGTAATATGTGCCGCCCATGCTGTCAAAGTGCAGCTTTTCTTCACCGCTTTCCTCCAGCCACGCTCTGACCTTTTCCAGCAGCAGCGGAAGCGCCGACCTGTTTTTTGCCCGCATAAGCAGCTCGACTTCGATTTTGCGCACCGTCGGTACGCCGACGCAGGCCAGCACCGCGCCCCTGCGCGTCACCGTCTGCCACTCCTTTTCAGCCAAAAAGCGCTCGGACACGGAAGTTACCTTCACGCGTCCGAGCTGTTCCGGCTTCACCCCGGCAAATTCCATCAAATCAGCACCCCCTGTGCGCTGCGGCCGGATACCGTTTTCTTCGCTTTATCCGCGATAGACTTTGAAACAGTCGGCGCAGTTTTCCGCCCAACCTTTTCGCCGTCCATCACCACATCGCCGCCAAGCGCCCCGGATTCGATGAGTCTGTCCGCAATCATTCTGCCGACCGCACTCGCATATGCTTCCCGATTCTCGCCATCGGAGAGGCTGTTCGCCGTCTCTGCGGCAGTCTGTCGAGCGTTGGCACGCGCCGTCATCACCGTGCCGACAGACGGGTCAGAAAGCCGCGTCTGCGCCGTCATGGCGCGGATGGTATCTTTCACCGCCTGTGTGGCCGCTGCGGCCATCATGCCGCCAGAAAGGCCGATAGCGCCGCCCGCGTCCATATCCCGACCGAGTGCAAGCGTCTCTCTGCTGGGGCTGTGCGCATCGGCGGCCTTGCGCATAGCCGCGACCGCATTGCGTACAACAGTCCGTGCCGCGCTGGACAGCATCCCCGCCATCGAGTTGATGCCGCTGATAATGCCGCGCATCAGGTCATTGCCGAGGCTGTATCCCGTGCTGCCGTTCAAACTGCCGCGCATTGCATTCACCACCGCATTCCCGGCATTTCGTGCCGACAGCACCGCATTGCCTTGCATGGCCTGAATCCCGATGGATACATTGGTCATCGCCATACGCGCCGTATTGCCGAAACTCTGAACCGTCGGCTCAAAGGTGGTGTTCATCGACGCAACCAGCCCTTGAACGGCGGTTGTAATGTCCGTTTCTTTTCCAGAAACGCCGTCGCTCACGCCCGCTCCGATGTTTTCGCCCGTGGTCTGCGCGTTGTCGGCCGCAGTCGTGAAGTTCTCTGGATCCGTCGTCGTGTTCATCGAGGCAATAACGGAGTTCTTCGCGCCTTCCGTTCCCTGCTCTGCGCCGCTTCCATAACGCCCCATGTCTGCCTTGCCTGCGGTCTCCATGAAATCGCCCACCGCCCCGGTGATCTGCTCCATGCCCGTATTCAGCGCATCCGATGCACTGTTCCAGATGCTTTCGTCTCCCAGCGCATCGGCCAGCGAAGCCGGAATCTCAATACCCAGCGAATTACAAAGTGCAATCAGCGCATCCGTGCCATTGCCGAACGCATCTTCAAACTGCTCAACTGCCGCTTGACCAGCCTCATACAGTTCTGGATATCTCTCCTGCAATCCGTCCGCCATTCCGGCAACAATCAATCCCGCCACCATCATGGCCTGCTCATTGGAGATTTCCGCTCCATCCTGAAAACCATTGATGACCGCCTGATACAGTGCAACGCCGGCCTCGCTGAAATGGCTTTCATACTGTGCCAGCACGCCGTTAATATCGAACTTCTCGAGGGACAAATATGCCGCAACCTGTTCGAGCAAAGTGCCCTGCTGTTCACCGAGATATTTGGAGACGAGCTGGCTGCCCTTCATCGTCGCGCCTTCGGCATTGGTGAACATCATATCGGAAACCTTCGTCCAGTAGTAGTCCGTCTCAATGCCAAACCAGCTCATTACGCTGTCCAGCGCGCTGGTGAAGATTGACCCCATCATCTTCATCAGACCTTCGCCGATATTAAGCATGCCGAGCGCAATACCCTTGCTGAGCGCAAAGACAAAATCTGCGCCGCACTGCACAATCTTGGTCAGCCCTTCCGGTGAAAGGATGTACCCGACAATCGCGCCCGTGATATCTCCGAGAGCGTCCATACCGTTGATGATACCCTTGCCGAGATTCTGAACAAAACGGGTTAAGTCCGGCGTTGTCACGATATCGTTGACAGCGTCAATAATCGCGCCCACCAAACTGGTAGCAACCGTTCCGATGGAGGTTCCCCAGTCTTTATCGTTAACCAGTTCCAACAGGCTTCCAATCGCCCCTGCAATATCTGCCGCTGCTGTGATTGTTTTCTGAATCCCAGTCACAACGCCGCCAAGCAGGCCGGATGCCAGCGCAGAAAACGCCGCTGTGAACGTATCCCATGCGCTGAAATCTTTCAAACCGCCGACAAGCTCCGCCACAAATTCGGCGGCTTTCGCCGCAAAGGTAGCCTTGTTGCTGATGATGGATGTAAGAATCGTCGAGGCCAGCGCGGACATGTCGCCGACTTTCGCCGCCAGTTTTTCAGGCGTAAGCGCTTTGAAGCTCGCGGCGATCTGACCGACAATCTTCTCGCCTGCATCAGACCATGCCCCGCCGTTTTCTCCCTCATCGCCGAGGAACAGCTTCTTGAGCCAGTCTCCCGCCGCACCGAAGCCGCTCTTAATCCAGCCCCATACGGTGCTGCCGACATCTTTCCATGTACTTTCTTCGGTCAGCGTGTCTCCTAGGATTAAGCCTTTAAGCCACCCTGTCACGGAAACAAAGCCGCCCTTAATCCAGCCCCAAATTTTCGCCCCCGCATCGCCCCATGTGCTCTGGTCAGTCAGCGAATCGCCAAGAATCAACCCCTTGAGCCAATCCGAACCGAAATGGAATGCCCCTTTAATCCCTGCAACAACATCTGCCCATTTGAGCGTTTTGATGTAGTTTTTTGCATCCACAAAAGCCTTCTGCACCGTCTTGCCGAGGCCGCGAAGCGTTTCTTCAAGCGCCGTCAAAACGGTGACACCCAATTCGCCCCACTTCACCGCCTTGAATCCCTTGAAAATGCCCTTGGCCAGATCAATCCCAGCCTCCAGCAGATTCGGCGCATTGCGGATCGCTGCGGCCAGCACGGATACCGTGGCCGAGACGACGGATGGAATCAGTTTCGGCGCGCCCTTGGCGAAACCGTTCAGCAAAGACGTTACCGCCTGTGCGCCAACCTGCGCCACGTCCGCCGCATTGTCAGACACAACGTCCGCCAGCGACGAAAACAGGTTCATTCCCGCTTCGGCCGCCTGCGGAACAATTTCAGCAAGCCCCGTTTTGAGCGAGGCAGCCAGCTTGGGAATACGCCCGGAAATATTCTTGATGGTCGATTGAACCGTTTTATCAAATACCTTGAGCTTCCGTGCCCCGATTTGGGTATACTTTTCAAACGCTTTGCCCATATCGTTGCCCGCATCCATCGCGGCAGTCCCAAAAAGCAGGAACGTTCCCGCCACAATGCCCAGCGGACTGACCAAGGCTGCAATCGCCGGGGCAATCTTCCCCGCCAGCATCAGCGCTTTACCTCCGTACATCAGCACAGGGCCAATCGCCGCCGCCAAAATGCCCATCTTGAGGATGACCTGCTTCATCGGCCCATCCAACGCGTTGAACTTGTCCACGAGTCCTGTCATGCTCTGAATGGTCTTTCGGATTGCCTGCTCATTCAGTGTGAACAGCGCTACATACGCGCCCTCAACAGCGGACTGAAACAGCGTCCAGTCGCCCTTGGCATTGGCAAGCACTGTCGCCGCCATTCGACCTGTTGCGCCCTCGCAGTTGTCAATGGAAGCCGCCAGTTTATTAAAATCCTTGTCGCTTGCACTCACGATTGCCAGCAGGCCGGACATTCCCTCCTGCCCCGCCAATGTCGCGGCATACAGCGCCTTTTCCTGTTCAGTCAGGCCGGAGAATTTCCCGCGCATTTCGGTCATGAGCTGACGCAACGGTTTCATTTCACCCGTCGATGTCGTCATGCTCAAGCCGAGTTCCTTCATCGCCGTCTTGACTTCCTTGGTTGGCTTGGAAAGCCTCGTCAATAAAGCACGGAGCGCCGTGCCGGATTGGCTTCCTTTGATGCCTGCATTGGCCATCAATCCAATGGCGATAGCCGCGTCCTCAATGTTATAGCCAAGCGCGCCCGCCACAGGCGCAACGTATTTGAAAGTCTCGCCCATAAGGCCGACGTTCGTATTGGAATTGGAAGATGCTTGCGCCAGAACATCAGAAAAATGGCTTGCATCGCTGGCTTTCAATCCGAACGCAGTCAGCGCATCCGTAACGATATCCGACACATCAGCCAAATTCTCGCCGGAAGCTGCCGCAAGATCCATAATCGGCGCAAGACCATCAAGCATATTGTCCGTTTTCCAGCCTGCCATTGCCATATATTCGAGCGCCTGTCCTGCCTCAGTGGCCGTGAACTGCGTCGTCGAACCCATTTTGAGCGCTTCCGCGTTCAGCTTTTCCATTTCTGCCGCTGATGCGCCGGAAATGGCTTCGACGCGGGACATCTGCGAGGTGAAATCCATGCCGGCGCTCAAAATGTTTTTGCCTATTCCTTTGAGCGGATCTGTAACCATGGAAGAAAGCGTCGATCCCGCCCGAATCATATCCGCGCCGATGCCTTCCAGCTGTGTCTCAATGGTGCGAATCGTCCCCGTCATGCCGGACGCATCCAAATCAAAGCTGGCAAACAGTTCGCCGACCTTTAACGCCATGTTCTCACCGCCTTAAACCGAAACAACCGACGAAAAAAAGGTTTCCGCAGCTTTGCGGTCAGCCTCATCATCGTCCTCTGGATTTCTGCGTTGTTTGTCCTGCTGTGCGCGGATGCGTACCGCCACCGCTCCATACGGAGACAGGTTGCAGGACAGCGCAACGAAACGCCGCCATGACAACCCCTCGATCTGCTCGGCGAGATTGATGCCGTAATCCCGCTGGAAATCGGCTTCAATCGCATCCCAAACGTCGAGCAGACTTACTTTTTTGCCGCATCCCCCGGCAGCTTGGAGCGGCTGTCCTCATCGCTGAGTTCCTGCCCATCTTCTTCGTCGAAATCTTCAACGCCGTTAATCAGCGCGAACGTTTTCTGCACGAGCAGCGACAGCATATCTACCGTCATGCCGGATTCACAGATTTCGGTCATCGCCTTTTCGCCAAACAGCGCATCTGCCGCCGTGAAGATCATCTTGCTGTACGCCGCATTGCGGGAACTCTGGTCAGCCAGTTTCTCCGCACGCGCCATCATCAGCGGCACAATCGCCGGAATTTTGGGCGGAACGGAATAATCCTTGCCGCCGACGCGCACCGTAAGGTTTTCGCCCTTCGCTTCCTGCATAAACGTATCAAACTCAAGCACTTTAGCCATGTGTTTTTCCTCCATTCACTTCAAAAAAAGAGGGAGAAGCGCTTCGCTCCTCCCCTGTTATATGTGCTGCCACTCTTACGAGGCGGCCGTAACGGTTACAGCAATGCTGGCCGTTTTCGCGCCATTGACGCTGGTGATGACGATGTTCGCCGTGCCTTCCCCAACCGCCGTGAGCGTAAAGCCGCTTTCGGTGATATCCGACACCTGAACAACGCTTCGCTTGTTGTTGGTCACGCGGAATCGCTGATTCGACGCATTTTCGGGCGTGAACTCCACGTCGATGAGCTTTGGGCTGTCGCCGACCTTCATTTCCAGCGTAGCCGCCGCCGTGCCGCCAGACTTGGCCGCGACAGCCTTCACCTGCACATACTGAATCGGTTCGGCCTCGCCGACCTGTTCCAGAGACCACGTCACGCTGTTATCGCTGTCGTCGCTCGACTCCTCGGCGCTGGTCACAACGTAATCCGCAATCCAGCCGTGACCATACGGGTCAACGAATTTGAGCGTACAGTCGGAATCGCATCCGCTCATTTCCGCGTACTCGTTCAGCATCTCCTGTCCGGGGTCAACCTCGCCGGTCGCTTCAATAACCTTCTTGTCGCCTTCCAAGTCACAGGAGCTGGAACGCTTAGTGATGTACGGCTCCGCCCAGATATCGGTGTCCGCGCTGCCGTCCTCGGTTTCGCCCTCAATGGTGCGCGTCAGGCTGGTCAGGCCATAAATCCGCACAAATTGCTGCGTGGCAACGTCGAGAATCGACACCACCCAGTTGCGGATATTGACAGGGCAACCGTTTTTTCTGCCCTTCTTGCCCATGTGCTTCCCTCCAATTCAAAAGTCACAGTAATAAATCAGATAGTTGCTGGAATACAGCTCGCGTCCCTTCGTATCCGTGCCAAGTCCCTGCGCAGAATTGACGGTTTCCACCCGCACCCTTGCGCCATCCCCAGCCAAGAATCCGATAAAGCCCTCCAGCTCTTCGGTAATCCTGCATGCCGTTTCATACGGCCATTGGGCATCGCCGACACCGCCGCGCGTATAGATTTGAATCCTTGCGCCGTCTTTGCTCCCCGAAAACCCCGTATCCGTGGAAAAAATGCAGATTACGCAATCCGGGCTGTCCGGCAAATGCCCCCAGAAGATATTCCCGTCCTGCTCTTCCGTGGCGCATAAGCCAAGCCCCAAAAATTCAAGATGGTTGGCCATCTGTTCGATCAGATTCACGCGCTTCATCCTCCAAGGTCTTCGCCCATTGCGGCCGCCAGCACAGCCAGCGCTTCCCGCTGCACACCCTTATCATTGAGAGGGTCTTCCAGATACTTGGCTTTTCGGCCTCGCTGGTGACGAAAATGCCGATTCTCATGCTGAACGACCGCATACGGCGTATCGTATGAAATCGTGCCGGATAAGCCATCCTCTGCCACATCCACAACGCAGGAGTTTTTCAGCGGCCCCATGTCCAACGGCACCTGATCTTTAGAAACAGATGCGATATGGTCAAGCATGGCAAACGTTCCCCTTTTGCCGCCGGACTGCACCTGCCGCTGAATCAGCGTTTTGTCGATTTTGACGCGCACCTTTCCGTGTCTGCTCATTCGAGCTGCACTTCCAGATGCGAATATGCCCCAAATCCGTGCATTTGGCTGCACTGAATTACGCGCATTTTCGCTCCTTCACACTCGACGATGCTGTTTACGGGAATCGGCGGCATTGGACAGAACATCAGCGCAGAGGCCACGGTCTCGGCAATAGAGCCATCAGGATTTTTATAGACAACCTTCGTCTTTTTCCCGAACTCCATTCTGCATTTTCGTACTTCTTCGATGCCGTACAGCGCCTTTCCGCCCGCATAACGCTCAAACGGCTTAATGCACGCCTCCTGCGTCATCAGCATATCAATCAGGGACATGCTGCCATCCTCCCTTCAAGGCCGCGATAAAGCAGCCCCGCCAGCAACAGCTCACTGTATGCCGCATCGCAAATCGTCTTGCGGGTCAGCTTGCCAGTGAACGCTGAATCATCAAACGATGCCGAAAAGTGGCCGATTGCGACTGACGTTACCCCTTCGGGTAAGCTCATGCCCACAGCCGCGCGCCGCTGACGCTCGTGTTCAATCTGATAGTTGACAGCCCGCTCAAATGCGGCACGCTCAAAATCGCTGATTGGTACATTCGGAAAGATGAATCCGCTCATCTTCGCCCGCATGTTAATCAGGTCGTTTTCCTCAATGGGCATTGGCTTATCTTCATCTCCTCAAATAAAACTTCGGGCGGACAACCCATGCCCGCCCGATACCTTCCAGCTTACGCGCCAGTCGCGGTATACTTGGCCGTAATCGTCACGGTGTTGCCGTTCACGCGTTCCACAGTGACCTTGGCCTCGGAGGACTTGGGCAGGCCGCTGATATTGGCCGCGCCGAACGTTGCCGGGAACATATACCCTTCCTCGGCGGTCAGCGTCACCTTGGCCGTATAGGCGGTAGACGCCGCAAAGCTGTCCGCTGCCGGCAGCCATTCAATGCCTGCCGTATAGCCGTCGCCGCCATCGTGCGCGGCCTGCGGGGTTGCCGCCTTGACGGGCTTCGTCACCTTGAACGTCGCCGCATCAATGGTATGAACGGTCGTCGGCAGAAGCACGGCAAACGGGTAGTAGTCCGTGCCGGAAACCATGTTCACCGGCTTCGGCAGCGCCCAGCCAAGGCGCATGACGGCGCGAATCGCGCAGCAATCCTGCTGGGCGAGGTTGAGCAGCACCTTACCGGAATCGTCGGTGAGGGACGCCTCCGTCAGAATCTTGTAGGTGATATCCTGACGAATCGCATAGCGCATGAGGTTCCAGTTGCCAGCCAGCAGAAGTGCCTGCTTGCCGTCGAAAGAACCATTCATCGGGAAATCAATCTCGCTGCCGTTCAGTTCATACAGCGCTTTACCCGCCGTGCCATTGCTGTACGCCAGTCGGAAAATCGGCTGTCGGTTCGCATCCACCGCGCCGCGCAGCTTCGCACGGAGCTGAAGCGCACCGATAAAGGCATCAACAGGCAGACCCTTTTCCTCAACGAGCGCAATCACGCCGTCCTCGCCGTTGATGTCCTGATACAGGTCGCCAGTCATCGGGCGCACCTTGCCCGCCTTAATCGCGCCGCTGACCAAACCTTCCGGCCACGTGTCCGGCTTGTTCGTGCCGTGGAATACGGCCATGTCGATGACCTTGGCGAATGCCTCCTCGATGCGCGGCTGCACCTCGCCCCAGATGTCGTAATCCGCATCATCCAGCACCGCGTCAGGAATCGGCACGATGACGGCGACCTCCTCCGCCACGATGTTGACCTTTTCCCACGTCAAACCGCTGGTCGGCTTGAGGCCAACGTCGCCATTAACGAAGCCAGCAGCCACAGAACCCGTCAGCACAGGAATCTTCTGCTGCTTCGCCGTCATGTTCGGCATACGGTAGCCGCGACGCAGCGCCACAGAACGCGTTGCAACGTTCTGAATAATCGTCTTGGATACCTGCTCGGGAATAAGCGCTTCCGCGCTGTTGCGGTTAATCATGTTCATGTTGTTCTCCTGTCTGTCCTTTCGGACGGTCGATTATCGGCCTGCCGCACGGCGAATCTCATCATTCACCTGCTGGTTAGTCATTTCTGCACCTGCGCCGCCGCTGTGCGTATCCAAACCGCCGCGGCCGCCAGGCAGATTGCCGAAAAGATACGGCTGTGCAGTTTTCATCGGGTTAAGCTGATCATCCAGCCCTTCAAGCTTCCCGTCCTTCTGCGTCACCTTGTCCATGTCAATCAGGCGCACCAGCAGTTCGGGGTCTCGCGCGCCAGCATTTCGCAGCTCTGCGAGAATCAGCCCCTTCTTCGCGCTGTCGGCGATGGTCTTATCCCGCGCAGCCAAGTCAGCAGTCAACTGCGCGACCTGCTGATTGAGCGCGGCCGCGTTCGCCCCGGCTGCCTGCGCCTGTTGGAGCTGGGTGTTCAGTTGGGTAATCTGCGAGCTAAGCTGTCGCTTGTCCGCGTCATACTTGGCCTTGGGGATGTATGCTCCATCTCCCACATTGGCGAGTTGGATGCCCTGTGCAGCGGCCATCTTCTCGGCAAACTGGCCGAAAAGCTCCTCACCGAGAACGGGCTTGAGGTAATCATAGTTCGGGGTATCAGACATTTGCTTTTCCTCCTACTTTTTCTGGTCATCCGCTTTGACTTTTGGACGGGCTGTCTCCCGCTCGGCGGAGCGCGCGAAACCCGCGCGCCGGGCAAAACAAAAGAGCGTTCTCCAAAAAGAATCGCTCTGATGGTCATGGATTATTTGATGCTCGGCAGTCCGGCATCCTCCAGCATTTGCACCGTATCAGAGACGAACTGATTCACAGCCTCCTGCACATCTTGCCTATGCGCCATGCAGTAGTCCTTGTCGATCTGCTCAATCTGGAGGATGATTTCGCCGGAATCATAGGACAGCCGTAAAGCAAGCACCTGCCTCTTTTCTTCGTCCCGAAGCGTTCTGCTAAAGCTCCTTCTCTCCTCGTTGCCAATCAGCATAGATTATTCCCCCTTCTTTTCTGCCTGTTCGGTGGAATTGTTAATCATGGCTTTCAGCCTATCAAATGCGTCTACAACGTTGGCCGCCTTATACGTGCTGCAAACATGACGGCGAAAAAGCTCACTCTGACAGGTATGGTAATGCAAATCTGCCAACGCACAGGCGTTGAACAACTCATAGATCTGCTTCGCATCTTCCATCGTCAGACAAACCGTATTTTTCTGCACCTGTTATGCCTCCTACTTTTTCATTTTTCGCGCTGCATCGCTGAGCTTCACCCTGCCGCCCTCGCGGTCATAATGCCGAAGAAGCGTCGTCGGCGCGTTCTGAATGTGCTGGCGTGTAATCCGCTGCCACTTGCGCACCATGTTGAACGCTTCCCGTTCTTCCTCCGGCGTTGCCGCTGCTGCCTGCCGCCGTTTATACCTCCGAATCTGCCGTTCACAGTACCGTTGGCGGCTGCGGGCTGTATACCCTTCGGACGGCTGCTGTACAGCCTGCGGTCGACTGCGCAGTGTTCCATGCGTGATGCCCTCGTGATAAATGGAAATATGATGCAGACACCGCGGATGGAACACTCCTGCGGCGTAAGCGTCATCCAAGCTCGGATAACGATGATTCGTTCCAGAAACGGAAACCACAACGCCCTGCCATGCTTCACAAAGCGGGCAAGCATCCATGTGCGATGAAATCATCGCCAAATCATAACCGTAGCTCTGCATAGTATCGGTATACCCGCTGACGGTCGCCTGCGTGATTGCAGTCAGCACCGCCATTTCCGCGTATGTTCCCATCTGCCATGTCCGCCCGGAACGGTCAACAAAGGACGATATGCCCTTATCGGCAAAGTCCCGAAGGGCGCGTCCAACCGCTTCCCGATAGGTGATGCTGCCCGTTGCCACGAGCGCGGACGCATCGGCTATCACATCCGCATACGCATCATCGCATTGGCGGAGAATCCTTCGGTCTGCCGCATCCAGTCGCCTGTTGAGATCGGACAAGATATCGGCTACCTTTGCGCTGTTCGGCGCAATATGCAAAATGCCGATGGATTGCGCATATGCTTTCGCATCCGCAAAGCACCATTTCTGTGCGTCTGCATAGGCCGTTTCCAGCGTGTCCGATGTAATCTTCCCTCTGTTCTTTGTCAGAGCGGCAAACAGCTCGGAAAGTTGGCGGTGTACCTGCGCTGTTTCGGACAGCTTTCTTTCGGCCCATCCAGGCGCGTTCACACCCTTCAGCAGCCTGCGTGCAACGCGGCGAATCATGGTCAGCTCCGCTTCGTTGTAAACCTCAAGCACCTGCTGCGCAAGGCTCTCGTATTCGCCTACGGGGATTGCCATGCTTATTCATCCCCCTATTCCTCCTGCTCATCTTCCAGCGGCGCATGCTGCTTATTCGGCAGCGGTGCATAATCACCCAGCCGCGCATCCGGCTCATCCATGCCGATTCCGTTTTCCTCATAAATCAGCTTGACTTCGGCAGCAACCTGCGTCTCGTCCCAATCAGGATGCAGCATGCGCACCTTTGTCTGTACGCTGGCCGACTGCGCGCGGTTAATCATCTCAATCGTGGAGGATGTGGTCGCCATATCGCTGGCAAAGATGCCCGGAAAGCGCACATGCACATGGATTTCCTGCGAGCTGCCCTTCTTCGGGTACAGCCGCGCGTCAAGATGGAGCATGGCTGTCAGCAATCCTTCCAGCGTATCCTGCCAATACGTCTGCTTTTTGGCACACGTTGAATAGGATTTCTTCTCACGAATTCGAAGTGCCGTACCCGATTGCGCCATTCCCTCAATGTCGATGCCGAAAGTCTGCGGCGAATATCCTGCGCCTGTGACAATTTCCCTGATAAGCGCAACACATGTTTTCTGATGTTCATCCGCTCTGATGGAAAATTGAGAAGGCGTAATCTTATTGGATTCACCATCGCCACCTAAAGAACCGCTTTGGGTGTCCAGTGCGACCAGCGTCTCGACATCTTCATCAAACTCAAACGTCGGTGGGCGATTCATGCTGTCGCCAAACATTTCTTCCGGCTTGCGTCGAAGAAACTGTGCGGGAACAATCAGCCGTGCTTTGGCCAATCTGATATCCCGCATCCAGCTCGAATAGGATTCATCAAGCGCATCCATCAGATCACGAAGATTGTCATAATCGCTGCGCCCCATGTACGAGCCTCGGAACATCCGATTGGGTTTGATATTCGGCACATGAACGGCCAGAATCTCATCCGTTCCCGTGCTCACTTCCGGCTCAATGCCCAGCTTTTGCACCTCGTCATCGCTCATCTGTGCACCGAGGCTGTCCAAAGTGCCGCGATAAAGTCTGGTGGAAATCCGCTTCGGTTCATACAGCTCATACGCACGGATGACGCTCTGAACATTGCCGGACGCGCTGCGTTCTTCCTCAATGATTGTGAAGAAGTGAATCGCCCGAAGCGTTCCAAGCCTGTATTCCGGCCACGCATCATCACCCTGCACAACGCGAATCATCGGGCAGGACAAGCGCAGCACATCCCATGCAATTTTGAGATACACGTCGCCGAGCGCCGCCGCGCTTTCCGCCGCCTCGTTGAGCAGCGCCGACATGGCGTTGATTCGCAGAATCTCCTCCAGCCTTTTCTGACCTTCTCCGTTCGGCTGTTCCTTCATATCATCCACACAGATGATTTTGGGATGTTCACCAAAAAGCAGGTCGCTGCCCGTCGTGGCAATGTCAGCCGCAATCGGCACATGGATTTTCTGCTTACTCGCCCGCCGCCAGAAGGATTTCGGCTTGGCCGTCTTTCTCAACGCCTTTTCTGCGCCGCAATAAACAGCGGAATATGGCGCATAATACGCGCTTCGATGCGCCATCAGCGCCGCCCACGCCTGTTCCGGCGCAAGCACAGTCGTCTGCTCGTCCATGATTCAATCCTCCCTGTTTATCCAACCGTCGCCAGATATCCGGCATATGGATAGATGCTGTATTCGGAGCTATCCAGCGCATCGACGGGGTACGAACCATTATCCAGCCGCATCCATTCGCCTTTTTCATAGGCTGCCTCATCCCACGTTGCCATCTGCAACGCCTCGTGCCACGGCGCAAGATGTTCGGCCACATGATACCGCCCCTGCATCAGCAGCATGCAGACCAGCTCAATTCGTGCTCTGATGCCGTCCGACTTATCCGTTCCGATGACCGCAATTCTCCCCATGCCCTGCTTACTTAGTTCTTCCCGCAGAGCAGCACGAAAAAGTTTTGCCGCACTATCCACATAAACGTTGGCAATTTGTGGATAAATCCGCGTCCACGGTTTCAGCCATTCAGCAATAGCCCGCGCATACCTCGCCTCGGTCATCTTCTCGCTGATTCCCTGTTTATGGTAAAGGCCGTCGATATGCACCACATCCCGCCACCCCGACGTGATACCAGTAAGGGTTGCGCAAGTCGCATCTGTGCCGCCCACGTCCACGCCAACGGCCATCTCGATAAATCGCTTTCCTGCAATCCATTCGCGCCCTACGGCCACCTGATCTCGCACATAGCTGTCATAAATTCGGCCTCGCGCCGATGTGCACAAGCCCTGAATGTCCGACTGAAACCAGATGGAACTTTGGTCGTATTTGGCAAGTTCTGTCCGAAGCTGCTCATTGCTGAGCGATAAGTTGTCCAGAATTGTAAAATGCTCGTAGTTGTAGCCGGGGTTCTCTCCCCGCTTTTTCAATTTGTCCTGATAATCCAGAAATTCATGATAGAACCAATGGCTTGGCGGCTTTGGGTTCAGGTCAAAAAAGACCTGCCGCCTGTTCGACGCAAGCGTTCGGTCGATACACTCTTTCACAAAGGTTTCGTGACACTCGTTGACCTCAGTAATATATACCGTACCATAGCTGTTGCCTTTGATTCGCGCCGCATCATCCGCTTTCTTTCCTCCGGCAAAGAGCACAATCTTCTGCCCTCTCACCGATTGGATGAACAGACAATCTCGCGCCTGATACTTTCCTTCCCTGCACCGCCCATCAAAAATCGCTTTGAGACCGAAGCCGTTTGAATCCAGAATATTCATCTTCGCCGCCGATACCGATGTGCCGGCCGCAAGGTGTATTTTGTCCGGGTGCGTATCCAGCGCCGCCGCCCACGCCACCAGATTGATGATGTTCTTGCCCGCGCGTTTGCCGCCCTCAGCGACGTTGAGCCAGCAACTTTGACAGCGCCGGATATACTCGGCCTGCTTCACTGTAAACGGTGCGTACTTTATCACGGTGTTCCGTCCTCCTGCCCCGTCACATCATCCATCGTTCTATTTGGCTGCGGGTTGCGAATCAGGTCAGCCAGTGCCGTGATTTGCGCATTGGCAGAAGCAACCGCCGCATCGTTGTTCTCGATTGTCGGCTCGTCGCTCTGCCCCAGCATGTTTTTGCCGAGGAAGATTGCCATCGCAGGGGATTTCTTCGCAAGGTTGAACTGCATGCGCCTAAGAGATACCTTGCCATCCTGCGCATATATTTTATAGACCTCCGAAAAAGTCTGCTTGTAGGTGCGTTTACACCACGCATTCAGCGTATCTTCGCAAATCCCAAAAATACCGCAGATTTCCGTTTCGGTACACTGAATTTTGCAAAGCTGCTCAAATTCCAGCTTGGCAATCTCCTTCCTTGGCCGTCCCCTCTTTTTTCCCATGGTCACCCACCCTTTCGGGCCTCACAGCCTTTCGGTATTTTTCATTCAGAATCATGGGAACACAGTTGACCCAAGAGATATTATGATGCATACGCCTGTGCGTTTCTCCCATCATGGCCACCGTAACGCAGGAGGGCATCGTCATCACGCTGTAAAACGATTTGACGTATGTTCCGACATCGAGATAGATATCCGTCAACCCGCCTGCATTGGCCTGCGTCTCTTTCTGGATAAGCGACGCGTCTGTGACAGAAAAAATCTTCTCGCCACGGCTGCCGAGTGTGACGTACATGTTCACATCCTCGTTTATCGAGCCGAAAAACAAAAACGGCCTGTCCACACGGCAGAAAAAGGCGTTCATCGCTTTTCTGCTCAGCTTCTTTGCGAAGTATTTTCCGTTCAGCCCGCCGATGTAATCACCGCCCTGCGACAGTGCCACAACCAGCGAATCGGATTCATACAAAAAATTAAGCATTGCTTCGAAAAGTCGATCAAGATCTGTGCAGTGCTTCGCCGCCAGTTTCCCGCTCTTTTCAAAGCGAAAATCGAACGCTGTATAATCATCGTCCAGCTCAAGGAATGATGACAGCCCCAGCCGCTTTGCAATCTCAAAGCAGGAGTTTCGGGCATACAACACGATATTATGCTTTTCATAATTGTCCATCGTATCGCTGTGCTTCATAGCCTCCAGCTTATCAAACACAATCACGTTTTCCTTACCATATCGGGCTATATACTCATCCTGCTGTTCATCTTCGTTATCAACGACGATATAGATCTTTCCTGTATATCCGCCCTTACGAAGCGTCGGAATTGTATATACTCTGTCCGCGCGCCCGTGTGAGAGAATCAACACAGCAAAATCATTCCGCATCGCCGCCGTCCTCCCCGATCATGTCCCGAATCGTTCCGTTCAGTTTGGCATATCCCAGCGCAATGGCGTCATCCACGTCGATGATGACCAGCGCCGAGTGTTCCATGAGCCGCTGCATCTCCGGCGTTGCCTGTGCGTAATACTCGGCAATGGCTCGGTAATTGAAAACATTATGCCGTCTCGCCGCCTGCACGAGAAAATTCTTCTCGTCCTGCGTTACACCGGAAGCCTCAATCTCTCGAATCAGCTCATCCGTTCTGCCGCTGTCCAGCATGTCCGCAAAGTTGGGTATCTCGCCCCTGACCTCGTACTGCGGAATGTTGACGCTGCTGGTATATTTGCCGTCCTCCCCGTCTTCTTCGCCGGGCATTTCAAAACCGAACTGCTCCATGTCCAGCCCCTCATTCGCGATGTCGCCCAGCACATCATCCAGCAGATCGTCATCCCACGGCGTTTCCATCGTGCTCTGATTATGCTCAAGCATATAAGCATCTCGGTCGCGTTTGGAAAGATGGTCAAGCATGATGCACGGAACGCCTTCCGCCGGAATCCTGATTTTTCCGTCCTGCACAAGCTGTTTCAGCGCTTCCAGCCGTCCATGTCCCTCCACCACAACGTGGTCTTTGCCCCATACGCCGATAGGGTCAAGGAATCCAAAATGCAGAATGGAGTTTCGGATATGCTCAAGTTGCTTTTTTGTGTGCTTTTTCGGGTTCCTGGGATTCGGGCTGAAATCCTCAATCGGCAGGTGATGTGCCGATTCTGCCCACTTGATCTCTGCCATGCTCTTTTCCTCCATCGTCCTTGGGTTTTTCATCACGGTGCTTCAAACAAGCCGCAAATGGGCAGTAAGCCTTGCCGCTGGATGTGCTGAGATAAACGCAGCTCAAGCAGCGATATGGTGCCCTGACCTCGCTTTTTCTCATAAACGCCTCCATCAGCAGGGTACAAAAAGAGCCGTCCGGGTTTTCGCCCGTCGGCTCTCTGCTGTTCACTTTTGACACGATAATTATAGCACGCGTAAAATAGCCTGTCACGGTCAAAACCCAGATAAAAAACGGTCAAATTCCGGCACTTGGCGCATTTTCCTCCGATTTTTGAATCCTCCTCATGCCGAACACCGTATCTCGGAAGCTCTCTACCTGTGCAATCAGTTCATCGTGCGCCTCCGCGTTGGCCACGCAAAGCAGCCCCAACCGATTCTGTATCATATCCTGATAGTAGTCACAGATATCATTGGCCTGCTGAAGCAGATTGGTCAGGTTACCCAAATCCGCATCCGTCATGCAGTATTCATCCTGCGTTTCTTCAGGCTCAACGCAAAGTTTCGGTTTCTTCATAAATTTCTCCCGTCTCCCCGTCTGGCCGCTAGGTCAGCCTGCTTTTTGTTGGTCAGGCGGCCACTACCGCCGCATTGAGGCGCTGCCAATCGCTCCTGCTCATCCCCAACACCGTATAGCCGATGCTCTCCATCTCCGTCGAGCGGTCGTAGCTTTCTACATCCTGTGCCGCTCGCGTAATGGCATTGGATAAGCCATACAAGGACAAATCTCCGCCGCGAATCAGATGATCGAGCACTCCGCTTCCCTCCGCTTTGTTTAAGCCGTAATCTGCGGCCGCCAGCTCCACCATCTGTGGAATGTCCGTACTGGTGATTTTGGCTTCTTTCGCCTCCCGCATCATTTCGATCACCCGTTCAAAACGGGTCTGGTCTACCACCGCTCGAACGGTATCTCTTACCTTGAGCAGCAACGCACGGTCATCGGCCGCCAGCGTTTCGCTACTGTACAGGGTGTAATCCTCCGCCGCTTCGTTTCCGCGCCCAACATGGTATTTTCGCGTTCTGGCATCGTTAACCACCATACCATTGGTGCAAACCAGCCTGTATACGAGCGGCTGAATAGACATACTGCCCATGCCGACCTCGGAATTGGTAATAAGGATGCCCGATTGCACAATATCGCCGGGAACGACCTCCGCCGTCAGCCGCGGATTTACCGCCTTGAGATACATCTTGCTTTCAGTAATCTCACAGCTTTCAATCCGCACATCCGGCATTTCGGCAAGAATCGGAAGCACAGCTTCTGCAATTTCGGCATTATCGATTCGTCGATACCGTTCGGAGAGGAACGCCCTCGCGTTGCCGTCCAACGTGCGCACCATTCGCTTTTGCGGGGTCATCGTGAACCAGCTGTTCACGTTCTGTGCCAGCAGTTCGGGATTCTCCGCTCGCATCTTATCATAATACTTAGCAGGGATGCCAAGCGCCGAACCGATCTGACGATGGGCAATTTCTCCAACACCCAACAGCGTACTGACGTTCTTGCTGTCATTGCGCATCATCATTTGATACGCCCCGGCTTCGACGAATCCCATCTCCAAGTTACGAGTGTCCAGCAGATAATCCCGCTTCGCGTTTCTCTGGCGCTCCAACTCCTGCGCCAGTTCCATAAGCGATCGTCCATTTTTCATTTTGCATTTCCTCCTGTTGGTCATTTCATCAGCCTTTTGGGCTTTGTAGAACGCCCAGCATCCGGGCGTTCTGAAAACCTCAATCCACTTCTTCAAACCGTCTGATGTACATGCGCTTGATGGTTTCTTCCCGGTTGTCAGCGCTCACCGCCCAGAGATCAGTGAGATAGGCGCCTCCCATCACAAAGCTGTCATCAGCGAACGCGGTAAATTTGACCCATACATCAAAATCCGCCGAATCTTCGCCGTATGCGTCGCGCACGCGGAAGTTCTTTGCAATCTCGGCGCTGGCTTCCAGTACCTTCACACAGCTGTGGGGGCAGACAAGCTCGGCGGCCATCTTCGCCCATTCCTTCGCCGTCCACTCGTCATCCCGTTCGGATTCGATGACACTGCGCACGGAAGGCATCTCCGCGACCGTAACAATGCGCTTCATCTCGTTTGTAAACTGAATTTTCATTTCCTGTTCCTCTCTTTCTCAATGTGCGTTCTTGATGCACCACTCGATTGCGTGCCCTGCATCCACAAAGGTTTGCTTGGCGACCTTCAAAAGTTCCAGTCGGCACTCTTCTGCCGAAAATCCCTTCTCCGGGTCATCGACGAAGCCATAGACAGCAGCTTCCGTTTCTCCTTGCCAGTTCATTTGCGCAACCAGAACTCGGTCGCCAAACTGCATCATGCTGTCATGGCAAGGTTTGAGGCGACCGCAAAAGATCTCCATGCAGGTGCTCTTCGGAAAATCAATCAACTGCTTTTTCATACTTCGTTTTTCCTCATTTCTTCAATTTGTTGTATTTATTCTACATCATTCAATAGAACAAGTCAATATGTTTTTGTATTTTTCTTTGCTTTGTTGTAGATTTCTATTTACAGCTTATAGATAACAGCGCTATAATAGAGAGCAAGGAGGTATGTTATGTTTTCTTTCAAAAAGCTGTGGCATAAACTGCTCGATCTGGGCATGACAAAAGAGCAATTCCGTACTGCCGTTGGTTTATCCCCGACTACAATCGCCGCCATGGGAAAAGGCGTTGGCGTAACTCCAAAGGTTCTAGCCAGAATATGCGAGTATTTGCATTGTCAACCGGGCGACATCATGGAATACATTCCCGGTTCTTCGACTTCCGAATTTCCCCATGAAGCAAAATAAAGGCGCCGAAATCGACGCCTTTTCTTTATGCCTCATTCATCTGTTGCGACACCTCGACCATGCGCTCCAACCCTTGGCGCATCACATACTTGAGTGCTCCCTCGGTCATCCAGTCCCCGTATTCATCCGAGTATCGTTTCACCGTTTCCCGCCAGCGCAACCCGCTGACCAGATGCGCCATAATAACAAACCGCTCACGTTCCAGCAGCGCGGAGAGGAGGATATCAAGCATGTTTTTTCTGGCTTTGAGGCTTTCCAATTCCTGTGTATCCGCTCGAAGACTATCTATGTCGGCCATCGGCAAATCATTCATCAGCACCATAGCCGTCCGCTCCGTCGGGCTGATCGGTGATCCGTGCGCCACGGGCATATCTGTAATTTGAGGAGAACCAAGCTGCGTCCCTGCAATAAAACCTGACCCTCTGTCCAGACTGGCTTCTGCTCGGCGAATGCGATACGCAAGCACATCCATCCGCGTACACATTTTACGGTAGTCATACAGGTACGTCATCAGTTTTGTCTTCGTCATACGCGCTCCGCTCCTCCTCCGTCATTATTCCCAGCAGTAATGCACGGTCAAGAACCAGCTTTCTAAGCCGCATCGCCTTACTTATCGCCCGGTTTGCCGTTTCTGCCAATTCGATGGCAGCTTTCGCCTTTTTGTCTGCCGCCTGCCAGACTGCTTGCCACATTGCCGCCGCTCCGAGTGCAAAAGCCACGCTCGCCAGCACCATCAGTTTCACTTTCTCCAGCATGCTTTCCTCCGTTCCCCCACGCTATCGCTTAAAACGGCAGTTGGTCGTCGTCCACCTCGGTGAACCCGCCGTAGCCGCCATGATGCTGTGGAGCACTATCCGTCCTGCCGTCCTTGCCGGCCGCCTCAATGTAGCCGTCCTGTGGAGCGCTCGTCGGTGCGCCGAAACTACCGCTGTTCTTTTGCGACTGCGATGTTAGAAATTCGACTTCCTCCGCGACGATATCCCACGCTACCCGCTTCGTGCCGTCTTTGACCTCATAAGTACGCGTTTGAATCGAGCCCGTCACCGCAACTTTTCTTCCCTTGGACAGGTAGCGGCTGCATAGCTCGGCCAACTGCCGCCATGCGACAACGTTCAAAAAATCCGTCTCCTGCTGCCCAGTTTGAGAATTACGAATCCGTCGATTCACCGCAACGGTAAAGTTGCAAACGGGCGTACCTGCGCTCGTACTTTTCAGCTCCGGGTTTCTCGTCAGGTTTCCTATCAGAAATACTTTGTTCATTCCCCTTTTTCCCCCTTTTCTTTCCGTCCGTATGGCATATCTGGTCTATCTTCTCATCACGCCGACGCTTTTCTTCGTCAAGTGCCCTCTGCGTGACTCTCATACAGGAATACGAACAGAAATACACATATCCATCAGCTTTCCCCTTGGCTTTCATGGACTGTTTATAAGCATGCTGCGGTGTTTTATAGAACGGTTTCCCGCACTGCCAGCACTTACAACGCGTCCGACTTACCATTCCGCCATCCAACGATGCCGTTCCATGAATGAACTCGTGAATTTTAGAGTCACTCATCCGGCACGGCTCCCTTCTCCTGCTGCGGCTCATCTGTGGGGTGATCTTCTGGGATGCCGCACATATTATGCCAGCGCGTGTGCATATCATAGGCGTGCATCCATGTCATATCGCCCTGCTTCCATTCCCGTAACCCGTCCCGAATACCGTAAAGCATCTGGTACAGCGCCGAATCAACCGTCATTCCGCCTGCCCCAGTTCCCATCAGCGGCATAAACACTGCCGTTTCAGTTGTCACGCTCAGCTCGTTTTTCACCGTCAAGACGGCCGCACGTGCCGCCTGATAGACGTAATCTGTGCCGACAATCTCCATCGGAATCTGCATGGTCGGCGCGTAGATGACGTTTGGAGAATTTGCGACCTTTGCCCGAAGCGCCGTCCCGATGGGCATTTCCGGCCCATACAACTGGGCAATCCTCGTCTGGATGCGTTCTTCGATGCCCGGCCACGTCTGCGCAACAGCCAAATCAACGCCACCGTCCATCAGCCCAAAGCTGTTGCCCGAAGTCACGACAACATCCCTGCCCGTGACTTTCCCCTGCTGCGCCAAATCTGCCAGCTTACCGCATACGGCCTGCATAGTCTTTTCCCGCTTCACGGCATTAGAAATGAACTCGCACACATCCTGATTGGGATGAAAAAAGATGATCTTCATGCGTCTTTTTCCTTTCTCACACTTTGCTTTCGTCGATTTTTGATGACAGATATGACCAAAACACCGCAAACAACGTACTGCAATAATCCAATGGGCTTCCGGACCATCAGCGCGCTTTCTTTCTTTTCTTCGTCGGTTTATTGCTCATCGTCAGGTATCCCGTTTTCTTTTTACGAAACAGCTTGCCCAGAATCTTCATTTTTGTTTGCTCCCTTCATCTCGCAAAAAACTCGCCGATGCGGCTTCTTGCATATTCTTCTTCCGTTGCGCTGAACCAATATTGAACGATTGCACCGTTCTTTTCCCCCTCAATGCAGATTCGGTACTGTGGCCCATGGCTGGTGCTGCTCGACCTGCCCGTATCCGCATCATAGTGATATGATGAATAGGCCGCTGTATAGCCCTTATCCACCACAATTCCGCACTGAATCGAATTGCGTTCATTTTCAACAAAACCGACAATGCCAAGGGCAATCAGGCACATGAGCACCGCAAAAAAGACCATTACGCCGATGAATCCCCAGTCAATCCGCCTCACCTTGCACCTCCATTTTCTCTGCCGCTTTAATCCATTCTCTCGGAATCCGTCCATTGAAAGCCCTCCACTGCTCTGAATATGGATATCCATCAAAAACAATTTCCGCACCGGGAACGGCTTCGGAAAGCTGCTGCCTATCGAAAATATTTTTCAGCCACAAATCGGGAATTTCAATCGTCAACCGCCATGCCGTCCGGCTATACTGGACAAAGTTCTGCGTTGCCCAGCTTTGATGCGTCGGATCGGGGTCACAGGTCAGCCACACCCAGCCCGTATACATGACAAAGCCTTTCTTCTCTGGAACAGCAACTCCGCCCATCGTCAGGCCATCCTTCAAAATACGCCAGAGCAGTTTGTCAGCACAGAAATGATAAATTTTCACGGCTTTATCCTCCTCTGCTTTTCGGCTCTGATATCGTTCAGGAAATACAGCCACTTCGGCTGGTCGATCTGCTCATCTCCGAGACTGTCCGCCTCGATGATGTCCCTTTCCATAACTGTCAGCGTCTTGCTGTCCAGTTTCGACAGCAACGGTCTGATGAAATCTATCACCAGACCTGGCATATAGGTCTGCCGACCGATGCAGTACCTCACGGCGCAAATCAGTACCGCGCCGAAATCATTGTTCTGGTCAGATATCTTAATCATTCGTCGTCACCCCCTCCCAAGGGTGGTTCTCCATCTCTTCCTTCGTCGGCTTCCTCAGCCAGCAGCGCCATTTTTCCCCATAGGTTGCTTCAAAAAATTGGCTATTCACCAAACGCTTTACCGTTGCCGTGCTACCGAAAGCAAGTTCCGGAAGGTCAATCACCATCCAGCGACTTACGTTGCGATCCTTTTCGTCATACCACAACGGCGTAGCATCCGCGCCGCCTTCGCAATATGCTTTCACTTCTTCCAGCGTCAGCACGCGGTTCTTCGGCTCGACGCGGCTCTCAAGCTGCTTGATGTAGTCGAGCGCGTCAGCGGCAAGACGTATCGAGCAGTCCAAACTAAAACAGTCATAAGCGCAATCAAGGCAAGAGCCCGCGCCTTTGTGGTATTTAAGTGCTTTCTTGATTTCGTCAGGCGTTTTCATCGATCTTCCTCCGTTTCCGCTCCTCCTCGATCTTCGCATTTCCCGGATTTAAGTTGCAAAACCAAGCTCACAAGCTCCTTATCCGTCACATTTTTCTTGTCAAATAATGCTTTTTTAAGTTGACGGCAAGTTTCAACGGCTGAGATAGCCACCCGCTGCTGCTCAATCAAATCGTCATAAATGGCGGTTCGATTGGCGTTAATCGGGCTTTCCCAGTAGACAATAAAGGAGGCGATATTGTTGTAGAGCCATTCTAGCAGGCGTTCCTCTCTACATTCCATCTGTCATCCCTCCGTTTCATCAAAAATCCCAAGCTGCAACTCGTCTTTGCTCTCTCCGCCTTTGCCTACCCACCAGCGCAAGACCGATTCGCCGTCCGTCCAATGCCTATTGATGGGTTTTCCCGCTTTTCGCCGTGCGTCCAGCATCTCATCAAAGGTGCGAATATAGAATGACTTGAATTGTGGGAAAAACTCAAGATCCCTTTGCATACTCGCATAACCGCCCAGAGGGCAGGACACGCAGCCAAGCCGTTTGAATCCGAAATCGTACAGCTCACAATACGGTACGTTGTAGAGCCGTACGAACTCCCACACGTCTTCGCTCGTCCAGTCAATAATCGGATTGACAAGCGTTTTGTGCGTCCGATAGCACATCTCAACCATTCTGCGGTTCTCGTCGTTGTCTGTGTTGAGGATAATTCCTCCTTTGCCCGTCCGACTTGGCTCTGCACCGCTCAAATCCACTGCGTTGTGTAGCTCTCTGGTCACGGTTGTAAACGTCACAAGCCCTTGGTTCTTTTTGCGGTTTCCGCTCTCTGCCCACCTTACACCTGTAACCACGACGCGCCCTTGACCGTGCAGCTCTTTGAGGTGTTGGCAACAGTAGCGCATCAATCGCGTTGGCGGCATTTGATTTTTGATGATCAGTTCTCGCATGGTGTGCTCAGGTTTTTCGATTTCCGTTGCTGGATGATGCTTCCGGATGAAGCGTACAAGCTGTGGCGGGTCAATCGTCGTCGCATGGTAGTGCGCATCAAACTTGACCCCTGCCATCTCGCAGAGCTTGACGACACAGGTACTGTCTTTCCCGCCGCTGTCCGCGACATAGTACCCTTCTTTCGGCTCAAATGTCCGAAGCCGGTTTATTGCCGTTTTCACCTTATCTCGCTTTTCGCCGAAAATGTTATACTCAATCAGTGCCATGTGCTTTACTTCCCCTGTAATTTTCAAACCGATTCACTGACTTAAAAATTTCTTTCCGATTCACCCACCGCGCAAATCGTTTCAATTCGTGTGGCGGCTCACGGTTTGTCGTAAAATCCCGGTACGGTTGGGCAAAAACCTCCGCGCCGATATCCCTCAATGCAACGGCTCGCCGCTCTGCCGATGCTATATCCTGCACAAGCAGATAAACAAAGACCCGGTAAGGCTTAACGCCAGCTTCGTCCAACCGCCGAATGGCTGTTTCGACCTCGCCCAACACCGCGTCTGTATCGCAACTCATGCGGATAAAACGAATCCATTTGAGCCGCGCCAGCATCCCGGCAATCTCCGGCGTGATAAGTCGAGCGTCAAGGCCCTGATTAAAATCCACCCGAACATCCTGACCGCCCATATCCGCGATTTGTTCAAGTCCGTGTTCGCAGGCTAAAACATTGTTGTCCATGAAAACGATATCCCGGCTGTCCGGGCGTTTGATCTCTCGCCACGTTCGATAAGGGCGAATCTGCCCTTCTTTTTTCGGTACGATGCACCAAGGGCAATGGCGTATACAGCCGCGCGTCAAAAATCCGATAGCATGATGGCATCGTGGATAAATCGAGTAATCAGGGAACATTGCATCGACTTCTTCTGGAAGCTCATTCATCATTCCGTATCCTGTCCCACCCTTGATCGTGTCTGGCGGCAGATAGGGGTTTTCGGGGGTGAAGGTAAAAACCTTACTGCTGTATATACGGTCATACGTCAACAAAGGATTCCACCATTCCACATTGTCACCTTGCTGTTTATGATAGGCAGATATCTTCATCAAAGCTAGGTTTGGAAAACTGGTACGGTCATTGTCATGAAGTGCCACATGCATCTTTGTTTCTCCATAGCTTTCAGCCATTTCATATCAATTTCGTGAGGTCACGAAATTGGTCTTCTACTTATCCCATGGGAACTGCTGAACGAAATCGACACCCATAATCCCTCGCAAGCTCGATTTCATAAAAATTGGAGTCTTTTGCTGCGCGGAACAGTATGCCAGCTCATCAATCCAGCTCTTTTCTGGAATAACCTTGCCTTTCCGATTGCCCGTTTCCGCGCCGACAATAATCCAATCCACCCGCTGTTCTGGCGGCGTGTCGAAATAATTCAGCCCGGTAAACGGTGCAAAAATCGGTTCGACGGAAACAAACGTCTTTGCCTTTCCACAGAAGAAATATTCCTGCATTGGATTTTCGCAAGTCGTCCCGTACCAAAATCGCTCATTGTTCAGCGGCAATATGCCTGCCTGAATCAGCTTGATATATCGTTTCGGATTCTTGGTCAGGAACAGATAGCGATGCTGCGGTGCAGCTTTGCAAGCCTCAATTACCGCACTGATCCACTCCGTCGGCACCCACTCACCGAACAGATCTGCCATGCTGCACACAAAGATATTGCGCGGTTTCGTCCAGCGCAATGGCTGCTCCAGCCTGTACCTGTGAAATGTCGGTTTGAATCCAAAGGGATACGGAGCATTTGTCGTCTTTCCATCCAGCCGCGTCACTTTCAAAGGCTCATTCAATTCAATGCAAGGCAAAGAACTACGGCACATCGCCGAATCATCGCTCTGGTCATGTCCTTCATAGCGTTTTGCCATGCCTCTGGCATAGCAATATGGGCAACTGTGCAAACAGCCCGTAACAGGGTTCCATGTTGCATCCGCCCAGTCGATTTTCGTTTTATCCATTTTCCAACCTCGCACTTTTTTGTCGAATATGTCACTCATCATCGGATTTCACTGTCTTTTCGTATCTGTCCGGCTCATGGGCATAGCATCGGATGCAGTACATACACGCCGTCGGTTGTGAATCATTCTCATGGTTGCATCCGACACATGCGTCCCTGTACGCCATCACGCAAAGCTCCTGATGCTCGGCGACAGGGCACAATTCGCCGATATACGGGCTTTCAAATCGTGTACATCGTCCGTCCTCAAATGCTCTGCACTCCATGTTTTCACGCTCCTGCAATCAGAAATTGATTCATGCCTGCGTCAGACTCGGCGAGGAAATACTGAGCGTCCCTCATGACGGCTTCATAGCGCTCACGCCCCTGAAAACTGTCCACGACGTGCTGCTCCTCAGGAGACATGTCCGAATATTTGCATTTCCCGTAGGCGTTCGGCAGCCACCCTTTCTTTCTCCCTGCAAAGATATTGAACTTCTCTAGGAGCTTTTCATCCTTAAAGATGAGATGAGCCGTGCCTTTTTTGAAAAATGTAGCCCTGAAATACTTGGTATCAATGTTTCGTGTGCATCCAGTTGACTCGGCTATTCTGATGGCTGCGTCGAGACTTCCCGCCCAGTCTGTCCGCCCGCTGTCAAGAAAATCAAACACTTTTTCGATGTCTCGAAATCTTTGAATAACGCGCCAAGAATCGAACGTATTATCATACGATCGAGTAGAGTAGAAGGGGATAATCACCTTCTTACCGACCTTGAAGCAGTCGTTTGTTGACCAACCGTCGAAGTAGTGGCGGTTCGGACTTTCCTCGTTCCAGTATTTTTGAGTCCAGCTATCGAATAACGCGACGATGGTATCTTCGATTCCAGCGACTACCTTGGCGTTCATCCTGATGATGAGTGTCATGATGTTGTAGATGGAAAATTCGTAATCGACGAGCCGCGAAACACTGTCGTGCAGTTCGTTGATAAGGTTTGATGTAAGCCGCTTTGTGATAGTCGGCTGCTGGAAAATCATGTTCCAGTACTTGTATCGGGTTTTCCTGACGTACTCGTTGATCGAGCAGTCATCCAAGCTGCTGCACCCTGTAATTTTAAGGCTGAGGATTGGGGCGTTGTACTTTTCGTTCGGCAGGTTGAGCATGTGGGGCGACATGGCCTGCCATTCCTCAATGAGCCTGATACCGCAAGCCGTCTCGTAGTTGTAGCGGTTCACCCACTCGTCCATCTCGCTATACAAGGCAAGATCACCATACTGTTCAGGGATTTCCTGCCGCTTGTAAGTCGGGGCTTCTTTCATCCCCTGCATTATCGAGCTGTCCCGCTTGCGCTGTGGAATGACCTTTTTGACGAGCGCCACATCCACATCCGTTTGGCGTTCTGCGGCGTGGAACGCGCCGGAAATGAAGGAAATCTCCGCACCCGTTTGAAGGGCTGCCACAAGGCGCTTTCGCGCCTCTGTGCAAGGGTTTCTGATTGTCTGAGCGTTGAGGATGCAGCGGATTTCGCCGCCGTGTTCCATCAGCTCAAGCGCCTTGAGAAAATGTTCAGCGCCCTGGTCAAACGGAGGATTCATTACAATCAGCGAGTAACGCTTTTGTGTCTCGAATGACAGGAAGTCATCGTGAATGACCCTGAATCCGCGCCCTTCAAGGGCATTGCGGAGAAGCGGGTCGATCTCGATGCAGTCAATATCGGCTTCCTCGGCTGCCTCCCTAATGCTGCGGTCATCGTGTGGCGGGTAGCCATGGCAAGCGTAGAACATCTTCTTGGCGGCGAATAGAGCAAGATCGCCCTTTCCGGCGCTCGGCTCAAGAACGCAGTCAACCATGTTCCACTTGATGCCGCCGAGCAGTTTTTCTGCCAGCGGCTCAGGCGTCGGATAAAAGGTTTTCTGCGCGCGGTCGCTTTCGACCGCTTTAATGATTGCTCTGTTCATTGTGCTGCCTCCGTTCTTTCCAAGCCGCAAAGCTCCGGCAGGTTCGCTCTGACCAACGCTGCTGGAATCGGCGGACAAACAGCATTGCCGCATCTGGCGACCTGCTCCGCCTTCGGATAAGCCTTTCCGTCCGCATCCACATCAATGATGTAGTTTTCAGGGAATCCCTGCGCATCAAAAAGCTCACGCGGGGTCAGCATCCGCAGCCCGATGTCCACAATCTGATATTTTTCCCCACACACTGTAACCAGCCCAAGCCTGTCTTTGGATGTAATCGTCGGCGCGGGCTTCTCACAGGATGCCGCATTGTCTCCATTCCCGTAATACTTGACCAGAAATGCTCGAACGTCTCCAAAATGGCCAGCTCCGGCCGTAATGGTGTTGAGCGGTTCATCTGCGCATTGCCCATCACAATTATTGTTGAACTGCGTCACATAGGCCGCGCACAGCGCATTATGGTCGATGGCCGTTACCGTCGGCAATGGAGCATCCGCCGCGCTGGCCGGACTGCTCGTGCCATAGAACTTGCTGATAAATGCAGAAACCATTCCATATCGGTTTGAAGCATCCACGGTCATAATCGGTTTGTCTATCGTTTGCCCGCGCACTTCGCTGCCCTGCTCATCGTGATACTGAATCATCATGGGCATGACTACGCCCGTGCCATGCTTGGCCGTGATCGTATCCAGCGGTTCTGCGATATCCTGTCCCCTGAAATTTTCACCGCCATGATTGACTTGAATAATGAATGGCGACGGGTTCTTCAAAACAAATTTTTCAATGCCTCTTGCAATTCTACGCATGGTCTTTTCCGAAAGTGGGCGAACAGCATGAATCCCGTACTGCTTGAATATTTCCTCGCTCGTCGCAAAAATCGAAGGGCATGGAAGATTGAAGTCCAGCACATCAGCTACCGGCACCCACGGTTTTTTCATTCCTGCCAGTGCCTCAAAGCTATCTGGCGCTGCATGCGTCGGTTCAGGCCAGACAATCGGTTTTCCGTCACAGCGTGCAATCAGGAAGAACCGTTTTCGAATGGTCGGCGCTCCGTAATCGCATGCCCGCATCGTCCTATACTCGACCTTGTACCCTTGCCGTTCGAGCTGGCTGACGAATCGCCGGAAAGTTTCACCCTTGTACCGAGGATCTGGCCGATTATCCTTATCAAGCCGTCCCCAGTCCTGAAATTCTTCTACGTTTTCCAACATGATAATGCGCGGATGCACTGCTTTCGCCCACTTTACCGCAACCCAGGCCAGCCCTCGAATATGCCTGCTGACAGGCTTTCCGCCTTTCGCCCTGCTGTGATGCTTACAGTCAGGCGAAAACCACGCCAGCGCCACAGGCCGCCCCGCGCAAGCCTTGACAGGATTGACCTTCCAAACATCCTCCTGATAATGCTCGGTTGTCGGATGGTTTGCTCTGTGCATTGCAATCGCCGCCGGGTCATGGTTGATGGCAATATCCACGCTGCGGCCTATTGCCATTTCAATACCCGTTGATGCGCCGCCGCCACCTGCGAAGTTATCCACGACAATCTCGCTCATTTGACTTCACTGCTTTCTTTTGATATAATGAATACGGTTTTTTGAGGAATGCCCTGCCCGCGCCCCTAACGCGGACAGGACGTTTTTTGTTTATGCGATAATCGTAACCATGCCGCTGGTTACCAAGTTATCCAGTGCCTTATCCAGATACGCGTGAATATCCTGAATCGCCCGATGCTTCCACAGGCCGCCGTCTGCCTCGTAAAGCGCAATCTCCGGCATGTCCTTTCCATCGCTGTTCCTGATACGCAGAATGAACGGGCTTTCCGGCTGATCAATCTCGCAGAACGTGCGGAACGGCCTCAAATACACGGGATTTTTGATGACCACATCGCTGACCCGCACAATGCCGTCACGCACCGTTACACGCTGACTGATGCCGTCGTCGCTGGTGTTTGTCCCCTTCTCTATGCTCAAATTGCCAACCACCTTGCCGACTTCCAACGAATTGTCGGTTTCAATAAATCGGCTCTGAAGCTGTACAATGAATTCCTCCTGCCCAATATACCTGCCAAACTCGAACGGCTCATTGTCGGTCACGACACGCGCCAGCTCGGCTCGAACCGCATAATCATCGCTGCACTTAATCCCATACAGCACAACCTTGCGCGGGTCGGTTACCTGCACGACCAAATTTCCAAACTTATCCAGATGATCGTCCGGGTCGTTCAGGATATAATCCACCAAGCCGCTCAGCGTGAAGATGTTCACTGTCGGGAGCACCGCCGGAAACGGCTCTTTGATACGCACCAAATCACTCGTGTTGACATACATGCGGCCGTCAATCTCCTGTACTGTATAACTCCGGTTCTTGGTGCCAAGCTCGTACAGGAAGCGCATCGCTTCGGCGTCAAGCTCTCCCAGCTTGAACAGCGGAACTTCCTTCTTTTCGCTGACGCTCTTTCCATTCTGAATGCTTGCCATAATTTACAGGCTCCTTTCCTTTGCTCGGAACGACACAATTTGCGGTATCGTTTCCTGTTCATCCTGCATTTCATCTCCCGTCGTGCCAATCGGCATGCTGACAGCTTCCGGCTGCACATTGCCGGCCATGTCGAGCTGCCCCGCCACCTGATTCAACTTCTGCGTCGCATAAATCGTTCCGTCATCCGTCTGATCAAAGAAAACGCTCTGCTTCACAGGCGTAGGCGGCGCGAAACTCTCCTTCACATCAAAAGACATCTCGCCTCCGTCCCTGCTCTCGGTCGGCTTAATAGTCAGCACCATCGTGATTTTGCGCGCCCGTCTGGGCTCCGTGTTCGGGTCAAGAATGTTGCGCGTCATTCTGCCGAGCGCATCTTCCCAGCGCTCCTGCACCGCACCGCCCATCAGGCGGCTCAGATCTTTGAGGTTGCCAAAAGTCTGGCTCATTGTGTTTTACCCTCCTTGTGTGTCTCGCTCAAATGCGAAGAAGTTCATGTGTGGTGCATCGAAAGCAATCGGCAAAATACCCTTGCGGCCGTTTCGATTCTTCGCCACATTGATAAGCATGAATGTCCATCCGTTCGCCTGACAGGATTCGGCCATCTGCTGCCACGGCTCTGGGACAGTCCGAATATCCGGCGCATGCAGAATCAAAAACTGATTCGCGTCCTGCTCAATGGTGCCGCTCTCTCGGCTTTCGCTCATTTTTGGCATCCGCCCGCCTTCGCCTATTCCCATTTCGGACTGACGATTCATCTGCGTCATGGCAATAACGGGAATTTTCAGTTCCATCGCCAGCCGTTTAAGCGCTCTGGAAATTTCGCCGACTTCTTCCGCGCGGTTGTTGGTCTTTCTGCCGCTCCTGAGCAGCTGCAAGTAATCCACGACAATCATATCGAGCCCCGTATCCTGCCGCTGTCTGAGGGCAAGGGAACGGATTTGCAAAGGGGTCTGTGCCTGCGTGCTGATGCTCAGCTGGATTTGCCCTATTTCCGCATACGCGGCAACGACGCTCTGAATCTGCTCATCGGAAAAGTTGCGCGCTTCAATGACATCCACCGGCACGCCTGAAAAACGCGCTATGATGCGGTCATACAGCTCGGCTTCGTCCATCTCAAGCGATACATACAGGACATGCTTTCCCGACCGTGCCGCGTTGGTAGCGATAAACAGCCCCAATGCCGATTTGCCAACGGATGGCCTTGCGCCGATGATGCACAGCTTGCTGCCTCGAATCCCGCCGCCCAACACACCATCCAGCCGCCCAATTCCCGTGTGCATGCTGTCATCCGTTTTCTGTTCGGCAAACAGATAGTCGTGCATATTGAGAATCATCTGCGGGATGGAAACAATCTCCTGGGTCGGCCCATTCTTCGCCAATTCATCAATCTGCCCGCGAATTTCTTCCGCCGCCTTGACAGGATCAGTCAGCTCGTTTCGGGCAAGCTCTACGGTCTGTTGAGCGATTTTGCACAGCGCCCGCCGCATGCCGGCCGCTTTGACGTTCGCCACATACTGATCACACAGCACCAGCGACGGCATGCCGCTTTGCAGCAGGTCAACCAGTAGCGTAGAATCGAAATTCGGCATCGCGTCCGAAACGGTAACGAGGTCGCATGTCTTATTTTGAGCATCCAGTTTTTGCATGACGGCAAAAACTTCGTGGCAAATCAAATCCGTGAAATCTTCAAGCGTCAGCTCAATATTTCGCGGAAGAATATCGCCTCGCAGGATAGCCCCGATAATCGCTCTCTCGCTTTCAGTCGCCTGATAGGCAGTGGTTTTCTCCTCACTCACAGGCACTCGTACCCCTCGTAGTAATCTTTGCCGTCCTTCGTTTCACAGATGGGCGGCGCAGCCTGATTGGACGGCTTTCCCCTAGCCCTGTGGTCGGTTGGTGCAATATCATCATCCGATCCGCCCTGCTTGCGGTACGCCCGAAGAATCCCCAGCACATAGCGCGAGGTTTGCTTATGCGCACGACGCGCCTTTTCGATGGCTTCCAACACCCATGCCTTGGGAAATTCCAGCATGAGCAGGAAATCCCCATGCTCGTCACGGGCATCCGGCGATGCAGTGTCCCAATCCTCACGGAAAATTCCGGCCTTTCGTCCTGCTTCTTCGATTTCCCGATTGATGGCAATCTGCTCCAGCAAACCTTTTTCCGTTTCACCAGAGGGCGGGAGCAGGCTGCTCGTTTCGCCTTTGCTGCTTATATCCTCCTCTCTCTCTTTTTCTAATTCTTTATCTGATTCTATATGTGTGCATCCGCAACCGTCCGAATCCGTTTGTATGTTTAATGCTTCCATTCCTTGCGTTTGCATGCGTTCGCATCCATCTGCATACGTTTGCTTTCCAGCCGCACTTTGTGGATGCCAACGTGCATTTGCAGCATTGCGCGTGCTTTCTGTGCGTTTTTTGAGGTTCTCAAGCCCCCGATCTACGTTGCGCACCATCAGCGTGAATGCCATACTTGCCGCAGGGCAAAGCTCGCCCTTCTCCGGCCGCCTACCCTCTTTCGCGTATCTGGATAACGCCACAATGACTGCCATCGCGTCGGCAGGTTCGAGCTCATTGTTCAGCGCTTCCACATCGGTAAAGTCAAGGACAAACCCTCTGGCTTTTTCTGAACGCATTTACCTGTTACACCTCCTTTTTGCTTTTTCTGGTCTAAGTGCGGCAGCATGCCGCTGGTGCGGCGCGCCGGAGTTGAGCCGGCAACAGTGCCAAAGGGGAAGAACACTGTCAAAACCGTTTGCGCCGCATAGTGCCGGTCTTTCCCGGCTGCCAGTATGAATTTGCTATTTGATTTTGTGCCCGGCAGCGTACTCTGCCTCCCTTCTTCTGCCGCCTTTTCTACCGTTTCAGCTCGACTCCTTCTGCTTTGGCGGCCATCGGACTTAAACCGATATCTGCGCTCGGCGCTACTATCCACCGTGCGCTGCATTGCTTGTGCTACGCCGCCACGACGCGGGGGAATCTCCCCCGCATATTTATTACTTGGCCTGTTCGACCTGTTTGGGCTTTTGAGGCGGCATGAATGTTTGAACCATCTGCACCACTTCATCAAAGCGCGCTGCCGGAATATCGGCAACCCTGGCAATGCCCATACGCTTGAGCGCATCGCTGATTTCGCCCTGCCGCCCCGTTTCCTTCTCCATCTGCATGATCTTCTCGATCTGCTCTTTGGTAATCGTCTCGTTCTTCCCGTTTCCTCCAAGATGCGGGAATACTTCGCCCAGTGTCAGCGCGCCGTCATCAAAGCTGCATTTCAGCTCTTTGAGCTTGATCATGTGGTCGGCGTTCCAATCGTCAATCTTGGCGTTCAAGTAGTTCTCCAAATCCGTCCTCGTCACGCCCAGCTTTTCATAAATGCGCAGCATCTTCGCCACGAGGTCGGCGCGCTTTTTTTCGTCCTTCATAATCTCAACCAACCCATTGGATGATGTTTTTCGGCAGGCCGCAACCGCCGCCGAGGTTACATCGCCGGGAATAATCTGAAGGATACAGGCACGCAGTCTGCGGCTGCCCATGTTGGCTTCCAGTTCGTAGATATCGCGGTCATCGGTCAGCTTATAGCCGCCCGAACGTGTAGACCGCCAATGTTTCACCTCAAAATGGCGTGAAACGTAGGTGTTTGTCTGCAAATCCCATGCGAACGCGCGGATTGCACTGAACCCAACGCCATTCTTAGCTACGCCGCGTTCAAGCACTTCCATACCGAAGGTCACATTGCCCCAGTTTCGGGCAAGCACCTCTGCCAGCCGGATGGATGGTCCGGAAATCATTTCATTTCCGCGCGGGTACAGGTAGATCGCCGCATCCGCCAGCGTCGGGCGCTCGCATTCCCGCAAGATGCAATCCATACTCAAAAGCGGGTCGCGCGGAAACTGACGCGCCATCATCACCTGCGCTTTGACCTCGGATACCGCGCGAGCTTCTGCATTGGCGGCAACCGCATTGCCGGAATCATGGCGTTTTGAATCCATGCTCATACCGTTCGCCGGAGCAACCGCATACGGATTGATGACCTGCAAATTTTCGAGTTCTTCCATCGTTTTTCGTTCCTCCCTTACACCTTTACGCTGATGGTTGTATCCTGATAGAACTCAACGCCGGGGATGCTGGCCTCGCCCTTGCTCATTCGGGCAAGCGCATCCAACGCTGTCTGATTGATTTTCCGCAGCTCCATACCATTCACATAGGCCGGCACAGCGGCTTCATCCACCACGCGTGCCTTCCAACGCTTGCTGACGGTTGTGCCGACCGCCTTCGCGGGTTCGGCAACCAGCACGGATGCTTTCATGTCCTCCACCATCTCGGCCATCGCCATCGAAATCGCCGCGCCGTGCATGTCCCCGGCCTGCTCGGCCTCCGCCGCCTCATTCATCAGACGGTCACGTTCGATCTGCTGGCGCTTGATGGCTTTCCGCTCTGCCTCGCGTCTGGCCTCCGCTTCCGCCGTCTGATACCGTGCCATACCCGCCTTGATGGTTTTCTCTGCCCGTTCCATCGGCGCAAGCATGGCCTTCTCCTGCTCGCAGATACGGGCGTGCGCAGCTTTCGCCGCATCCTTGCTGGGTTTCCAGTATTCCTTCATCTGTTTGGAGCGCTTCTTGATTTCCACGAGGAACGCCGCCGCGTCCTCATACTCGCGCGCATTTCCGATTCGCATGTTCTCGGCTCGCTCAATAATCGCCTGACCCGAAGCAGTCAACTGTTCTTCGATGCCGAGCGAACCAAGTGTCCGAATCTGCAAAACGTTGTCTGTTGCTCTTGCTTCCATGTACATCACTCCTATCTGATTTCCGCCTGCATCGCGTTGTAAATCGCCATGCAATGCAAAAAGTTTTTATATCCGTCATCGACCTGCCCGAAGTGATAACGTCCATCTCGCATAAGCTGTAAACCGTACAGCCGCCGAATCTTCATGCCGTGGCTTTGCATCGCATGGGCATACGCGCCAATCTGCGTGGCCAGCATAACGCTGTGATAAGCCGCGGTGCATTTCAGATCAACCACATCAACGCCCTGCCCATCGTCGGGTTCGATGTGCCCCAGCAAGTCCAGCGTCCCCGCATACATCATCTGTCGATGATAGGTGCGAATCTCGCTGCCCTGCCAAGTCGGCGAATAATCCTTGCAAAAACGGAGGAACGCTCGGACGTATGGCGCAGTATCTTCATCTGTTTCAAGCACACCATACCTGACATAATTGCTGACCTGTTCATGCGCCCGCGTTCCTCTGTCCGCCGCCGCATCCAACGCCGCCTGCGGAACGGCTGCATAGAGCATGCTGCTCATCGGAGACATAATCTGCGTCACACTCGGCATAACCAGCCCGCCCAGCGTGTACAAATGCTGCTGCTCATCAAATGCCAGCTCCGGCCTTGACTGTATCTCCATCACACAGCCTCGCAATAATCCAGTTCTTCAAGGCTTGCGGCTTCCGCGCGGCTCTGGTACTCGTCGCAAACAACCACAGCGCTGTCCAGCGCCGTATATAAGCAACTGACCAAATCGCCAAGCTGCACGTCTTGCAACGCTCCTTTTTCGGTGGTGCGAATCATAGTTCGCAACTCCCTGCAAACACTTTCCAGATGATCGAGGATGGCGTATTCCGCTTCACTCATTGCGTACCTCCTTGACGTTTCTGTGACGAATCTGCTATAATAACAACAGCGCCACTTCTGGTCTGAATGCGGTGCGGAGGTCAGCATCTTCTCCATGCTGATCTCTTTTTTATTGTCTCGCCGCATTTTGTTGTTCTTCCTTCTTGAGCTTGCACGCCGCCCAAATGAAGAATGACACGCCTCCGGCAATGCCGAGCGCAAGCAGGATGCTCACGCCAGCCCAGAACAGATCAATCAGTTTTTCGAGCATTTCTTTCCGCCTCTTTTCTCGACTGTCTTTACATCATCGCGAATCACCCGTTCTGTCGCATGAGATATAAACTCACAAACCAGCGACCCAGCCTTGCCCTCATCCTCACCTGCCAAGGTTTTCACGACAACGCTGACACAGATTTCCAGCGCTTCGAGGATATCCTTCGCATTTCCGGCCATCGTCGTCATGCCGTCCTCGACTTTAATCAGGCAGTTGCCGTCACTGACCTTGGATTTTTCACCGCAAACGTCTTTGACCACCAGCTCGACAAACTTCTCGACAATCTCCTTGCGCATTTCGTCTTTCCTTCCTGCGCAGGCCACTTTGAGAACATTTATGGCAACGGCGGTTGCCTGTGCAAGCAGTAACTCGGCCGTTCCAGAAAGATGCAGTTCCTTGTTGTCCTTGCAATAAATCATGGTTTTCGCTCCTATCTTCTCCGGGCTATCCGCCCGTTCTCATCCAGCAGCCCGTCCATAACGAGCAGCTTTGTCGTGGTTTTCCGCCTTCTGCCAGCCTCCCGCTTTTCCGGGGCAGGCTGTCGCACCGTCCTGCGGCTCTGAATCCACGCATCAAGATCAGGCTCAAGCACGGCCAGATGCGGCCTTGTGGTGCTCGTTCCGATATTGACGCACGGCATTGTCCGCATAAGGTCGCTGGCCGTCCTGCGGCTTACGCCTAAGACCTTGGCCACTTCCTCCGTGTGGAGCAGCTTCGCTTTCATGCCGCTTTCCTCCTAGATTTGTAAGAGACCCAACGCCGTTTCGATGGCCTCTCTGGCTTCCTCCAGCTCTTGTCGATAGCTGTTCCGCAGCGTCGGGTCAATCTGTCCATCGACGGCATCCCGCTCCACTCTATCTTGGAGCTTGAGCACATCGTCGATCTGATGCTTGGTATTGACGACCGCACCGAGCAACCCCAACTCTCGGCTATCGGACGCACCGAAGTATTTCACGATTTCGGGGTACTGCGCCCGTGCCCAGCGCCGGAACAAACCGACATCACGAAGCTGCTCCTCCATCATGTCCACGTCGGCCATCTCTGGAATCCAATCGCCGCGTTCCATGCGCTTGACCTGCTCAACAGACACACTGAGCAGCGCCGCAACCTGAATTTGGGTCAGCCCCGCCTCTTTTCGGGCATCCTTGAGAATCTGATGGGCTGGCTCGCTCACGTTCCCGCCTCCTTTCCGAACGAAATCTGTGTCTTTTTTAGAGAAAACCAAACAACTTCTGCAACTCTAAAGATTCATTAGATCGTTTATAATTTCTTTAGAGTTTTTTAGAGTGGCTATTCTCACCATCTTCTTCAATGATTTTCTCTGGCACTACGCCAAACAGCTTAGACAACCGCATAAGTGCTACCGCGTTTGGCAGGCAACGCCCGCTCTCCCATTGAGATACCGCTCCTACTGTCACGCCCGCTGCTTCTGCAACCTCTGTTTGCGTAAGCTTTCCTTTTTCTCGGAATTTCTTAATATTGCAAATCATCTTTAGCCTCCTTTCTTTAGTTTTCTAAATTATACTATAAAACTTTAATGTTGTAAATATGTTACAATAAAGGAGTTTTGAGCCGGCTGTATGCGC